ATCCGATGAAGCATCCTCTAAGCGACTTTGGCTACAAGCGACCACCTCACTGGCTTTGGCTTCGCTCGCGCTTCCTCTACGGGGTCATGTCGAAATTAAACGACGTGCAGCTGATTTTGAGAGGTCGTTGCAGCTTGCACCGTGCGTGGCAGGCGGGTCATGACGATGGGACGCGGATGGAATATCACCGCACTGTCATCATGGGCGGCCGATAGGTCGCACAATGTATATTGTAGGAAGTCAACCAAAACCGAGGAATCCCCATGCGCGAAGTGAAGAGCCAAGAGCCCCTAGACCCAATCGTTATGGTCGCAGGCAATATTTCTATTAACGACCTGCAAGCGGCATCGAATTACGTGACCATTCACGGGAAGACGGACATCGTTTGGCTCGCTGCTGAAAAGGCCATTGAAGCGGCTGATGCTGACCCTTCTTTCATAAAGGAAGCGACAGAGCTATTCATAACTGCTCTACGGGTGCACGGCCTCTTGGCTAGGTGATAAACTAGACACCAGAGCTGTCTTCACTGCTCAGCGCCCACTCCTGGACGCTGCTTGTGGAGAGAGCACATGGACATTGATACGAAGGAACGTGTTGCCGAGATACGGAGGTTGAATACGGAGTTCCGTACGACCTTTCGCGGCGGCCAAGTTCTACTTACGGCAAGCGTCGCTGCACTGCCCAGCACAGACAAAGCGAATGGCTTGCAGGCAATCGCGGAGTTCAAAGCCTTCAATGAGGAGAATGATCCGCACTTAGAGGCGGACTACGGCTCGTTCGACCTCTCGGGCAGGGAGTGGTGGTTCAAAATAGATTATTTTGCGCCGGATATGGAGCACGCTTCCGAAGATCCCGGCGACCCGGAGAAGACCATGCGGGTGATGACTGTCGGCCTGTCGATGGATCGGTGACACACGGCTCCTTCGGGAGCCTTTTTCTTTTGCTGCAACATGGCGCACGCTGCAACATGGTGGCCTGTGACAGGACCATTTTTGTGTGATTGATAGTTGTCTCCTAGAAACAAAGGAGACTCCCTATGAGACATCAACCTATCAACCTCCACAACGCCAACTTACTTACAGAAAGTGGCGATATTCAGTGTGACGCACATCGTCGTCGAGCTAACGATGAACGCGAACGTCAGATGGAGGAAGCACATCAGCGCCTCATTATGCGCTTCGCCCCGTTTATTTGGCCCGACGACGAACGAATACAAGACCCGGTCAAGCTGATGGAGACCGTAGCCGAACGACTGTGGTCTGGCGCACAAACCGAAAAGGACCGTCGAATGCGCCTGGAACAGGACGAAAGCTGGCCCGTTTAGGCCCGCACACACTGGCCCGCTTCGGCGGGCCTTTCTTTTGCATGGTACGATAAATAGCGGCAGTACAAACGACCTAGCCAGGTCCACTAAATATCAACGCACCCTCATCAAAACGCAGCGGCGCTCGCGCCGTGTGCGCGGGCGTTCGCCTCTCATAAGGAGAACGCCATGACCTTGATGTTGCACAGCGGCGCCAATGCCGTCTCTTACGATGCCCTACGCGCTGTTGTCACTCCGAAGGGAACGGACACGCACGTCCCAATCCCGCACAATGAGCTTGTGGAATTGGTCCGGTACACGCTGGGATTCTTCGGCCATGAGATTGCCGATGAAACCCACGCCGTCACGCCCGATGGCTCTCGGTACTTCGGCCTCATGTCTCTGCGATCGCCCTACGGCGATTACACGGACACTGTCGGCTTGCGCAATAGTCACGACAAATCCTTCCCCATCGGGATTGCTTTCGGCAGTCGGGTGTTCGTTTGCGATAACCTCGCCTTCAACGCCGACATCGTCATCAAGCGCAAGCACACGGTCAAGGCTAAACGAGAATTGCCTGGTCTGGTTACCGAGATCGTCCAACCACTTCAGGCTCAGCGCATCGCCCAGAACACGAAGCTACTAACCTACCAAGCGTCTCCTATCAGCGATGCTGTTGCCGACCAAGCGATAATGCAGATGTATCGTCGAGACGTAATTGGCGTCCAGGCTATCGGGCACGTCGTAAAGGCTTGGGAAGAGCCGCCGCACGATTGGGGTTCAAAGAGTGCTTGGAGGCTCTTCAACGCTGCAACCTTTGCCCTTGCTGGGAAGGTGGCAGAACGGCCGGATTTGACCAAGCAGCTTCACCAGGTCATCGACGGCACCTGTGAACGGCTGCAATGAAGACGGTCGAGTACGAGTTCACTCTACCGGACGGCTCCAAACGATACGAGTTCGTTGACCCCGACAACGACATGAGCGTGATGCAGCAAATCGAATTGTGCAAGAAGCTGCATGGTGCCGTTGCAGCTCAGCCCGTGCAACCCACCCTGTTTGATTACGGCCCTGCGAAATAGCAGGGCTTTTTCTTGGGTTACAATCAGGACATGGAGACAACCTTTAGAATTGGGGACTTGGTGGAGAAAATAAGCGGGTATCAATTTCCCGGCACAATTGTCGCTGTGTTTTTTACCGCAAAGGGGGACATTCGCTACGTTGTCGAAATGGAGCATTTCGGACTTCTGCACATCTTCAATGAACAGCAGCTCGCCAAACGGATGGTAAAATAAACAGCGGACGTTCAAAGGAGGTTCGCATGTTAGAGAACGCCAAGCGTACCTACGCGCTTGCTGACTTCACTGTTGAAGGTAAGGCCGATAAATGGTTCTACTGGAAAACCGCCAGATATGGGGACAAAGAAGAACGCAGAGGCCCCTACTCCAGTATCGCCAGCGTCACGCTCATGGTTGCCCGCGAATTGAAGCGGGAGATCACCAAGCGGGACGCCGTACACCAGCTACCGGAATAGAGTTAGCCCTCGTCTGCTATCCCACCTAGGCTGCCGCAAGCTTCTACCTGGGCGCAGTGTTACGTTTGCAGCAGGGGAACATCAGGAACGCCCCGAGCGCGTTAAATTCGTCGCCGGGACCTCATCTGTGGACAGGGCTATTTTCTACCCCCGCAATTCGCGGGGTTTTTCTTTTACAGTTTGACCTGGCCGCGATCAATTCGGTGCTTCAAGTTTGTAAGAGTCGCGAGAAGATACGCGGCCTGCCGCACGTAGTCCAATGTCTCATCGGGGCTGGGAAGTGCCCGCGCCTGCGCTATCAGATTGCGACCATCGAGCAACGTTTTATACAACGCAAACATGTCAGCGCTTATTGCATTCTTCCAGGAGAGTGCGCCCATAATCATCAGCTCATCAATGCCGTTGCTTGGCTCGAATCCCATTGTCTTGCCAATCTCCAGCACCTTCGCCTCTACCGCTTCAAATCCGGATATGATCTGACCCGCCGCCGTCGTGTTCCATAGATCGATGCCTTGCAGGTTGGGCTGTACCCATTTGCTATCGCGCGTGCGTCCGCGACCGCGATCAATCGGTTCCGGCAGACTTGGGGCTTTGCCTTGTTCGAGTTCGGGCGAAAGATCGCTGTCATCTGTCAGTTGCGGCAGAGGTGGAGAGCGATCGATAATCTTTTTGCCCTCGTCCACACTGGCACCAAGGGTAATTTCTGTACCCCAGATGTTCACCTTTAGCAGCCGCGCGACTAGCGGGCCGACATGCTTCCTCAGCATTAACAACAAAACGAGCAACACCACAGGCAGTGACAGAATGTGGCCTGTCATACCTTCGATAAATTGCAGCCAGTTCATAAACGTCCCCACCCTGGAAGCATCATGCCGCGTATTTCTCGGTGATACAATTGGGAAGTGAATACCGTCGTCCTCACAGGCGAACCCAAGTCAACCCAGCATATCTACCGCAACACCTGCCGAGGTGGCTATTCAACCACCTACATGACCCCGGAGGGCAAGGCACTCAAGGAGCAATATCAGTGGGAGGCCAGGTCCCAGTGGAAAGGGAAGCCCCTGGAGGGTGACATCGAGGTGTCGATCACGCTTTACTTCGGCACTAAGCGCCGCGCTGACCTGGACAACTTCAACAAGCTCAGCTTGGACGCCCTCACTGGCATTGCGTACCTGGACGACAGCCAGATATCAAAGCTGACTCTTGCCCGCGCATATGACAAGGAACGACCCCGCCTCGAAATCTCTGTGCTATAATGTGCGTATTATCAATTCACGTGAAAATAACATGCAACCAACATCGATAACTGTTGTGCAACCTGATGGCTCTATTTGGACCGCCAGCGCTTTCACACAGATTACGGCTCCTGATCCTTTCGTTCCGACGGAGGCACAGGTGCAAGCAGCAGTAGATGCCGGCATTATCGCCGCATACACTCCTGCACAGACAGCATAGTTCATCAGCCCTGCAAGCATATGCGCGTCCAGTAGTGGGCGTGCATTTTGCTATCTGATGCCCCAATGTATCCCTTGAACAACTCGCAGCGGCTCGTCTTTGTTGAACAGCTGCTTTTGCTCCCCGCCCTCTTTTCCTCCGGGTAACACATAGAGCGCCTGTATCCATCTGAACGATGCGCTATCGGCCGTCATCGCATATATCTCAACACACACAATATGTTTTGCCGCTGCCTCACCTGCGTCTTCAGCGTGATATTTGACCTGGTAGCCGTCCAACTTCCACGGATAAGAGATATCGACTTTCGCGTTCATCATCTGAATCTCACCCGGCTTAATAATTAGGGGGCTCGCATTCAGCAGAATGTTCTTCGCAAGCGTAAGTCCCTCCTCGCACTCGCTCTGATCGCTACCATTGCCTCTAGCTAGCACCAGCGTTCCATACACCTCACTAATGACGGCAGGGCGATTTCCTGAGTTGATGAAAGTCAGGTCCTGCTTCAGATCCAGCGTGAAGTCCTGCTTGTCCCGACTGACATTCAATGAGTTGCCGAACACCACTCGAATGTCGTCCTGATGGAGCAGTATGTTGTACCCCGCCGAACCCGCAGCAATTATTACAGACACAAGCGAAATCGTTATTGCCAACCAGTCACGCTTAGACTCTGCCATTTTGCTCCCCGCAATTTCAACGAGCATGCCCACGTGTGTTACAATTTGGCAATGGCCGTTTCGGCATGAGTATGAAAGCACACAGGATACCACCAGCTCGATGGTTGAAGGTTAAACGCGGAATTGGGCCGGCGTGCAATTGTTGCAAACCGAACCGAAACGTCCGTAAGAAGTCAGCCTCTCCGAGGCCCCGCAAACGGCTGCCTCCAAAAACTATCTGGTCGTCGCTCACTAATTTCAAACCGACCAACCAACCCGTTCTCATCTGCAATTGCGGCAACCGCTACCTCAAGACCCGCCCGGACCAAAAGATGTGTCTCCGCTGCGTCTCCTTCGCAGCAAACCCCGGTGTGGATAATCGACTTTTGAGAACTGAGGCGGTGTTATAATTTCTATATCGATGAGGATCGTCCAAAAACACGAGATTGGTAAACTGGTGTCTTTGCTCAGGGGCATCGCCAAGGAGCAGATCACTGGCTTTCACAAATCGTCGCTCTACCCGCCGTATCTGTTTTGGAATGCAACTGGCTCAGAGCAATCGAAGATGTATACGACCATCTACGTGACACCGGCATTGCTCGCTGAAGCCGAAACGTCGATGAACGAACCAGCGATATGAACACCTCGAAATTTGTGCATAGGCAAGTAGAAGCGCACAATGAAGGCGCACATGCCTATCTACCGTACAGATTTGGTGCACCTAGTTAGCGAGGGGACTTCGCTCGGGGAGATCGTGAAATACTTCGGTACTCGTTGGCATCTCTCCACCGCCGAAACGTATCGCCTCTTTCGTTCAGTTGGTTTGATGAGCACCGTTCCCAGTGACAACGACATTTCGGAGAACCGCCGCAGGCAGTTGCAGGATTTATCACTCACATAATATTTATGGCTCGATTTACTGAGAAGCAGCAGAAAGCGCATCGCCAGGGTTTTATAGACGACTGCATGGACAAGGCATGGGGTGCCGCCTGTCATGCTGACTGGATTTCCAAAAGCCTCACCGAGCTTGTGACCGAATACCAGAAGCTCCAGGCTGAGGACAAAGCGCTAGAGGCGCAGATCACCGCGAATGCAGAGGGCTTCAACGGCCACACGGTAGCGAATCGCAACAAGCGCAACGAACTTCAGAAGCGCCGCAACGCCATCGCAAACACGATGAAGCTTGTTGCTACCAATTCCCAGAAAGGAGCTGAGACAATGCAGCGCCTCTTGGACAGCGTTGACCAGAACCTGTTGCTGGCCGACTTCGCAAAGGACTGGAGCTGGACGGAGGTTGAGGCAACGGCTGAGCCTGAGATAAAGCCGCTTCGTGACGTTTACGTTCTTCAGAAGGACTGGAGCGATAGGAAGGCCGGCGACAGCATCACGCGTGACGAATTGGGTGACGGAGCGATTTACAGAGACCTCATAGAGAAGGGCGTTATCACTGAGGACTAAGCGCATGAGCCGAGGAGATGAAATATACCGCAAGGAGAGAGCGATTGAAGAACTCAGGCGCGACATGGGCGGCATCAATCCTACTCTCAGCCTCTATAAGGTTCTGTCCGATCGCAAAGCCGCACTTGAGACGGAATTAACAGAGTTAAGAAACGCGCAATGATTTATGAAATTTGTTGATTGGTTTGAACGTTGGATCAATAGGTTTGATTCAGAAAACGCACTTGTCATTGGCTTTCTGTCTGGAATTTTTTTCACCGGTTTAATCATAATATTTTCTCTATGGATTACGCACTAGCGAAACAGTTGAAGGACGCCGGGTTTCCTCAAAAGGAAGACGGCACACAGCTTTTTGCATATGGGGTAAATCTTGGCATGTCGCAAAAGCAAATGACTGCCAAGAGTGCTTACCGTCCCACCCTCGAAGAACTTATAGAGGCGTGTGGTGACAAATTTGAAGTTCTTAATCGTGACGATGACGGTTGGTACTGCAATAATATTGTCTTGCCTGAACACGCACACGAGCCATTTTATTCAGGCTCAACTCCCATCGAGGCAGTAGCGCGATTGTGGTTGGCGCTCAACACGAAGTAGCGTGTTACAATTCAGCTTCAACGCACTGAAACGCTTATGGGAGCTGTAACCCGCACATATGAGGATAAAATCAAACGCGCTATTCGCGACGCAATGGCAGTCGATCCGCTGTTGACGGTGTCCGCTCTTGTAGAGCATTTGAACGAGAAGTTTGAGCACAGCTTTGACCCGCGCTACATCAAGCGTCTCTCCGCAAAGGTAATGGGCGCAATGCGCTCTGACCTTGACCGCGGTAAAATCGAGCAGCGTATCAACTCTCTCAAAGAAACGTACCGCATTGCTCGTGAAGCACTGTTGCGGATTGTTCTTTGGCAGCCGAATCCCGACGCTACATACATTCAGAGAGGGCCAAGTGCCCAGGCTGTAGCCGAGGCCGCCAAGAATCTTGTCATGCTCGACATCGCAGTCCTCAACGCCGAGGTAGCGAACGGCCTCTATAAGAACCTCGACGAGGCGGCATCGCAGTTGAAGTATCCCGCCCTTCCCGAGGAGCAACGCGGCACCATAGCGTCAACATTTAAGAAGTGGAATATCCTGCCGCCTGGCTCGCTTGTCGAGTCCATCACCATACATGCCACCCGAGCTATTACCCCAGCCGAATAAAGAATACATCGACGAAGAGACTTTACTACGCGGTATCGCGGACCCCGTCATACGCAAGGAGATGACGAAGCAGTTCAAGTGGTTCTGCCTCATCTACCTGCCCCACTATTTCGAACTTGAGCCAGCAGACTTCTTTGATGAACTGATACTCACGCTCCAGGACGACGCGATTGACGCCCTTGAGGTTATCGGCTTTCGCGGCAGCGCCAAAAGCACATTCGCCAGCACCGCCTACGTGCTCTATGCCGCACTCGTCAAACCCGACCTCTATCCGTTCATTGTCCTCCTCACCTCAACCGGCGACCTCGCCAGCGCCACCATAGCCGGCGTCAAGCGCGAGCTGGAAGAGAACACGCTGCTACGGGACGATTTTGGCGTCCCCACCTTCCACAAGGTCACCGGCCAGTCCTGGGAAGTCCTCAAGAAGCTGGAGAGCAAGGACGAGTGGCAGGCTCGCAATCTGCTCCTCTCCACCGGCATTCGCATACTCGCTCGCAGCCGTGGCCAGCGTATCCGCGGTATCCGCCATCGGCACCACCGCATCAAACTGGCCATTGGCGACGACATTGACGACCTCAAGTCGGTAGCCACCCAGGAGAGCCGCAACAGCACCGCCCAGTGGTGGCGTGGGGAAGTCATCGGCGCCCTCGCCCTGGACGCCCGCCGTATCCTAATAGGGAACTGGCTGCACCTGGACGGGCTGATGGCCCGCATGAAGGATTCCGGCCGATACAAGGTGCTGGAATATCCCCTGATCCTGGACGGCCCAGGCACCGAATGGGAGCGCTGTACCTGGAAAGCCGCCTTTCCCAGCCAGGAGAAGATCGACCAGAAACGCCAGGACATGGGCGATGTCGGCTTCCGCCGCGAAATGCTCCTGCAAGTGGTGCCCGAGGAAGGCCAGGACGTTCTGGCCGAGGATATTCACTACTACGATGACCCACCGTTCGACGATGGCAACTACATGGGCCATGGGGGCGACTTAGCCATCTCGACCAAGGAGAGCGCCGACTGCACCAGCTTGGTATCCGGCGAGGTGACATGGTCCAGCGGTTCGATGGAGATTTACGTTCAGCCCAATCCCTTGAACCGCCGCATGACGTTCCACGAGACCATGAACGCCTTTGACGACGTGCGTCACTCGACCAAGATGACCAGCGAGTTCTTCATTGAGGCTGTGGCGTATCAGCAGGCGGCGATTGAGGAGATGGACCGTCGCGCATTCAGCGTCAGAGCGATGCACCCGATAAAAGATAAGCGGTCGCGGCTACGTGTGGCAGCACGCTACATCAAGAACGGCACCGTCAAGTTCCCGCGCAAGGGTTGCGAGGAGCTTATCAATCAGCTGTTGGGCTTTGGCGTCGAGAAGCATGACGACCTTGTGGACGCACTGGTGTGGCTGATTCTTGGTGTCGCTGAGGAAGGAATAGAGCAGCAGCGCGTTACTTACGTGTGATACACTAAAACAAATGACCATCGAAGAAGCAAAAGCACATAACGAAACCGTCGACGCGTCATCAAGTATCACGGTCGTTAGCCTTGGCGTCGTCAATATGATGATCGCCTCTGGCCACATGCCAGCGGACTTATTGCGTTACGTTTACATATCGACGTGGGTACCAGCGACTTCGTACGTCCATCGGCTAGGGTAACTTGCTGCGACCGGCAAACCGGTCCTTCTCACCAATCAACGCGCTGAAGTCTGCTGAGAAGCCACGCGCAGTCTCAACCGCCCATTTCGCGCATTCGTATGTTAGAAAGCCGTACGGGAATATGAAGTGTGTGTCGTAGCCTGCAACGACCGGCAGTCTTGTCTTCAGATACTTTACCAATTTGCTATCGTGTACATCTGCATCATGATCCCACGCCGGTTTGAAATGCATAAAGCTGTTTCGAAAACGAAATAGATTCGCTGCGTCGAGCCAAGCTGTCGAACTAGTCTTCGCTGTTTTGTTTAGGAGGCCCGCAAGTTTTTCGTACTTTCCCATCGCGTACCCGGAGCGGTCATCACGCAGCTTTGTGAGCCCAGCCAGCATCGTTCCCGCCGGCTGATTGTTGCTGAGCCTATCGATCAGGTCCTGAACTATCTCGTTGCAGTTCGCTTCGAGCGCAGCGGCCGACATAATGACCGCGGCCGGAACGTGCATCATCATGTCATCGAACCACGGACCGAATATTTGCACGTTATTTGCCTGTTCTACGGCATGGGCACTAAGCGCTTCTTGAACGGCAACCCGCAGATGCTGCGTTGCGAAATTCGACCGCGTATTGAGCGTCGCATTCGACATGATGTCTCCCATCTCAGGCACGTCCAGTCTCCCTCATTCGGTCAGGTGAATTCAGTATGATAAAATAAACGCATATGGCAACAAAAACACGCAAAGTGACGACAGAGGAGATTTATCAGGTTTGCGATTTGTGCAGCGGAGAGATCACCGCCTGCAACGGCAATACGATAGCAATTGCCGACAACATTTATCTCGTTCACTTGATGCCTACAGTCGATGGCAAGACACCATGTGGCATTCAGGCCATCGCAGATGCATTGGCCAAGAACGTCGCTAAGAAGCGCTGATATTATATGCTTTCCACCGTCAAGCGTAAGGACCTTTGGCAGCGGCTAGGCAATGTCCAGCGGGCCGAGGTGTTGATCAAAGCGGCGAACCAACTCGGCTTGACGGTCACCAGCAACCACGGCTCACACTTTACTATCCGCGACCCCCGCTATGAGTTGGACGATGTGCGCGGCGTAATCAACACCGTCTACAAGGGCGTGTACAAGCAGCTCAGCCACGCCATTTTCAAAAAGATGATCGCACACGGTATCGCCGAGGACGACATCTGGAAGGCTCTGAACATGCTGTAGCGCCAATATCCCCACCACGGCGAGCGTCTGTAGGAGCGTGATAAACTTCCACTAAAGCTATGCCTAAATGGATTTCGGAGACAATACAGCGTATCGCGAATCCCAATTCCGGTGGCACCGCGCCTCTCAACCGCTACTCGGGTTTCAATGATAACGGCATTGTAGTCACCGACCGCCGCGGCACTAAACAGACCAAGATGCCTGCTGCCGATGAGAAGGCTTACGGCATGGGGAGCGATCCCCTGGCCATCTACAAGCCCACAGGCGCTAAGACCGTCTCTGCTGCGAAGGCAATGGCGCAGTTCACCGGCTGGACTTACGCCGCCGTGAACGCGATCGCCAGCGAAGTCGCAAACATCGACCTGCGCCTCTACAAAATCACTGGTAAGGACCACGACGAGCAGACGGACCACCCGCTGTTAGATTTGCTCGACGGCGTCAACGAGCAGATGACCGGCATCGAGTTCAAGTACACCATGATGGCGCACTTGGAGTTGACTGGTAATTTCTACTGCCTCCTTGAGGGCGTCAACGACGCGATGACTCCTCCCCGTGCGCTGTACCCGCTCAATCCAGGCAGCGTGCGCGTCAAGGTCAACAAGACCACATTTCCATACAAACTCTCCCACTACGAATACACCCTCGACGGCAACATTTACTCCTTTCAGCCGTACCAGATCCTGCACGTTAAATATCCCGACCCGAACGACCCATTTGTTGGCATCGGCGTGCCGCAAACTATCCCCACCTGGATCGACAGCGACAATTACGCGATGGAGTACAATCGCAAGTTCTTCATCAATGGCGCATCTGTTGGCCTCTACATTCAGACCGACACCAACGTTGAAGGCAACCTGGACCGTATCCGTTCGAGCTTTGGCAATCGCCAGGCTGGCATTGAGAACGCCCACAAGACCCCTGTGCTGCCGAAGGGCGCGAAGCTGGAGCATACCGGCGTTACTCAGCGGGATATGGACTTCAACAAGCTCACCGAGGCCACACGCGACCGTATCCTTGCCGGCTTCCGTGTTTCCAAGACCATTCTCGGCACAGCGGAGAGCGACACCAACCGCGCCACAGCTGAAACGGCGGACTACGTCTTCAGCAAGCGTACCATCAAGCCCAAGATGCTGTTGGTTGTCTCCTACCTCAATGAATTCCTGGTCCCCCGCTACGGCGATGACCTGTACCTGACCTTCATTGACCCTACCCCCGAGGACAAGGAGTTCCGCACCCAAGAGATGACCGCAGCCGCTGGCACCGGCGTCCCCATAATGACCCAGAACGAGGCTCGCAGGAGCTATCTGGGCCTTGGACCGGTTACAGGCGGCGACCAGCTCCTGAAGCCCGCTGCGCTCGAACCAGTGGGCACCACCGACAAACCCGAGGGTGAGGACCAGACCCCCCAGCTCGCCAAGACCGCCGAAGGACGAAGGGTCAAGACCGTCCGCGTTCGCACAGGCGGCAAGACCGCGCATAGCCATGCCGCCAAGGTTCGCTCCGCCCTCAGCGAGGCCTTTAAGAAGGCGATCGATCGCTCCGTGCCTGACTACCAGGTCAAGAGCGTCAACGACCTGACCGATACCGAATACATGGAGCATTGGAAGCGGTTCGCTGACAGCAGCGAGCACGCCGAGGCGGAACTCAAAGAGGTGTTTGCCGACATCAATGCTCGACAACGCGCTGAGGTGTTGGAGAACCTGCCCGACGCGACCGGCGTCACCAAAGCCCTTGATGACATCTTCGACCTTCGCGAATGGATAGGCATCACCATCGACCTTGCCGGTCCAATCCTCACCGCTTTGGCCAAGGACGAGGCAACCGCTGCATTCGCCATGATCGGAGCAACCAACCAGGACGTTCTAGCCGACGAGAGCACGCGCCAAGCATTGGACCGCGGCATCTCAAAGATGGCCACCAGTTACAACGAAACCACCCTCTCCCAGCTCAAGGACGTTCTTGCTGAGAAACTAAACCAGCCAGGCGGCACCAATCTGAGGGAACTTACCGATGCGGTTGATGGCGTCTACAGCTACGCCGACGAACGCCGCGCCGGATTGATCGCGAAGACTGAGAGCTTCCGAGCCGCGAACTGGGCCAACAAGACCGCTTGGAAGGCAAGTGGTGTCGTCAAGACCGTCCGTTGGTATTCAGCCGAGGACGAGAAGGTCTGTCAGTTCTGCGAGGTGATGGTTGAGAAAGGCTCCATCGACATCGATGACACCTTCGCAGATGCTGGCAGCAAGATCATGGGCGCCGATGGCGGCATCATGACCGCGGATTACGGCGACATAGAATCGCCACCCTGTCACCCCGATTGTCGCTGCTACCTACGCCCGGAGACCGTTTCAATAAATTAATTTATGTCATCACTCGATTCAGTCGCAAACTTTGTACAGGTCCAGGCTTCCACCGGTTATTCCTCAGCGGCTACCTCGATAGCGCTCCAATCAGGCCAAGGCTCCAAGCTTCCTGCCGCGCCGTTCAACCTCATCTGGTGGAACTCTACCGACTATCCGAATCCGGCCAATGACCCGAACGTGGAGATTGCCCGCGTCACCGCAATTTCGGGCGACACCATCACCATCACGCGTGCGCAAGAGAGCACGACCGCGACGAGCAAGAACACCGCTGGCAAGACCTACAGCCTGGTGCTCGGCATCACGGCGAAGATGATTACCGACATCGGCACGGCACTCAGTGTCAGCGGTATCACTCGAAGCGTTCAGTCCGTATCAACTAACACCACGGCCGGTTCGGCCGCAGCGACCGATTACACCTATTACGTCAGCGGCGCGACGACCATCACCCTGCCGACTGCCGTTGGTAATACGAACCTCTACCGCATCATACGCACCGGCACATCAACCGTTGCGATTGCTACGACTTCCTCCCAAACAATCAACGGAGCCGCAGCGCCACTCAATCTCATCGTTCAGTACGCGTCCGTTGACTTGCAGAGCAATGGAAGCAACTGGTTTATCCATTAAAATAATCTTCGTATGGCAAACTTCCCACAAAATACCAATGGTCAAGCAACAGAATCTAATAGCTCTCCGGTAGTTGTCGCTTCAGATCAGAGCGCGATCCCAGTTACCATCGCGTCAGTTCCTCTGCCTACCAACGCCGCACAAGAAACGGGCGGACACCTGGCCGCGATCGACACAGCCCAGGGTGCACAGGCCGATACCGCGTGGACGAGTGGAAGTGGCAGCGTAATTGCGCTGCTCAAAGCCATTGTTGGCAAACTCGCGGGGACCGTGGCCGTTTCGGGCACGTTCTTTCAGACGACTCAGCCAGTCTCCATTGCAACTGCACCAGCCCTGGTCGCTAGTAGCGCGGTCATTGGCAAGGTTGGCATCGACCAAACGACACCAGGGACGACCAACGGCGTTCAGGTAAACGCCGCTCTTCCCGCTGGCTCAAACAACATTGGTCTCATCACACTGGCTCCAGCAACATCGGGTGGCCTTTCGGTCTACCACTTGGCCTCGGCTGCTTCCACCAACCTGCAAGTGCCAAAGGCCAGCGCTGGGCAATTGTATGGCTACATCATATCCAACACGTCGGCCGCCTACTCGTATCTTTGCTTCCATAACTCTGCTTCGACACCGACCGCTGGTGCATCAATCTTTTTCAAGATTGGTATCCCGCCTGGAGGCGCAGCGAACGTCGAGTTTGCTAATGGCATTCCGTTCTCATCAGGCATCGCAATTTCAACCGTAACCGGCGCGGCGGACAACAACACGACCGCGGTTGCTTTGAATGACCTGATAATAAATCTCCTCTACAAATAAATGCGGCGCATTCTACCAACAATCGTAGCAACCCTCACCGGACATTCCCGACAGCAAGTTATCGCTGGCGTGGACTTCCAGTGGTCTCGAAAGAGTTGGGTGCACAATACATTCCGCGTTTACGAGCTTATCGTTTGGCGCCGGGAAGGCATCAGGACCGAATCCCTTTTAAAAGACGGGCGCGAATACTCTTATACCTGGGAAAGCTTTTTCGCTATTTTAGAGAGTGCCGTGCGTGCGTACCTATCCGGCCTACCACGTCTTAAACTTGTTTATGTGCCCCAACTGCAATTTGCTGGACTCCCTCTTGACTTGAGAGGCCAGTCACCATTCCGCTTTGCAATCGCGAGAGACAATGCATCTCAGTCAACGAAATCCTCGACTGGCGTCTCATCTGTCACTCTGTCCAAAACAAACACGGGGTCGAATCTGGCTTTACTATCGGGCTTTGAAGTAATTGGCACCAGTGTCACCGCTGTTTACGCCGCTGTGAGCATGACTCAACTTGATACCGTCGTTGATCCTGCATTTATCACGGCCGTCAACTACATGTACGGATTGCTGAGTCCTGCTACGGGCGCGAATAATCTTGTGTTGAGCAGGGCCGGCACCACCGACGCCTTTTACTATCAAGCTGTGAGCTATTCCGGGGTAAGGCAATCAGGATTACCAGATGCGATAACAGCGAATAATCAGACAGGTGGCACCACCTATACCCAAACCGTCACCACCACTGTTTCGAATGCTGTTGTGGTCGCACTTGGATATACCGAATCCACTCTTACAGCAGGCACAGGCGCTACGGCCTACTCAACACCAGGAGCAGGGGCTTCCGGAACGAACATGTTCGAGAGCACTACGTTTCCGATAGCCTCTCCCAGCAGTTATTCGATGACCATAGGAGGTGCCACTTCTTTTGCCATGATCATGGTTTCCCTAGCACCCGTTGCTTCAGCTGCCGTTGTCCATTCCCTCATGTCGATGGGCATGGGCTCCTAATGCCCCTTATCCACACCTGAGGAGGTGATGAATTTGACGTGATAAAATTGGCTCAAACAACAATATATGGAACCTCTTAAACTCACTGAAGCATTAGCAGCAGACATCAGGGCTCGGGTTAAGGCGATTGATTTTGGGGCCATTGAGAAGATCAAGAAAGCAGAGAAGGAGAACGGCACCTTCGACGTTATCATCTCCACCGAGGACGTAGACCGCGCAGGTGAAGTCGTCCGCCAGAACGGCTGGGACCTCACCAACTACAAGAACAATCCGATCGTTCTTTGGGGTCACGACTACTACGGCCTTGCTATCGGTATCTGCACCGAAACGTACAAGACCGAGAGCCACGGCGTTCCTGCATTGGGAGCCAAGGGCGTCTTTTTCGGCGCTGACATCAATCCGTTGGCGCAGCAAGTGCGCCGCATGTACGACTACGGCATCAAGAGTGGCTTCAATGTCGGCTGCACCACCTCCGTCGGTTTTATTCCGAAGGACTTTGACCCCGACAATCGCAACATCATCACAAAAGCCGAGCTATTAGAGTTCTCGTTCGTGTCCGTACCCGCGAATCAGGGTGTTGGACCGGCAAAAGGACGCTCCCTCACTTTCGCCGAGGCTCGCACCCTCCAGCTCGACGTTGTTGGCCTGCGCCAGAAGGGCGTCGAATTCACCGAGGTTCAGGGCTTCATTCCCAAGAGCCTGGGCGAGACCATTGCGCCTGCCGAGACCGCATGGAAGCAACCTACCCTCAAGGATTTCACCGATAAGGAATGGGCTGACCTGGACGAGGCCGAGATCAAGGAGATCGCCGGTCATTTTGCATACGTAAAACAGTACCCTCCCGATAAATTCGAAGACCTCAAGCTTGCCTACCGCAACGCCGAGGGCGCCATCGTCCTCAAGGGGCTTAAATCAGCCGTTCGCGACCTCAAGGGCGCCCGTGCGGGTGTTGACGTGGAAGGCGACGTAAAGCCCGTCTACGAGCACCTGGCGAAGCTGTACAGCCTGTTTGGCGAGACAGCACCGGAGCTGAAGACCATCAAAGAAGCCCAGGCGGGCGATACTTGCCAGATGGAAGATGGCGGCTCTGGCACCCTCCAGTCCGATCCAAACGACGCGGACGGCCCCCTGGTCTGCGTTCCAGCCGAGGCCAAAACTGCCAAGGACGAGCACGGCTCCCAGAAGGAACTGCTCAAGGCCGTAGGCGACGAGCACGACCGCCATACCGGCGAAATCGAAAAGGCCCTCGAAAACTACGCTGGCACTGGCGAGAAATCGGCTGGGAAGTTCAAAGACCTTCGCGATTCGGTGAAGGACGAGCACACCATGCACCGCGCGAAGTCAATTGAGAATTTCAAGGACTTCAAACCATCGGAAGAAAAGGCATTCGACCGCAATCCACACCTCAAGGCCCTTCGTGACGAGCACGACGCATATGAGGCCAAGAACACCAAGTCCTTGGACGACTACGAGGAGAAATGCACCAAGAGCGTCGATGACGACAGTGCTCCAAATCCCGCCGAGTGGATTGCCGGCAAGATGGAGGACAATCAGCGTGCGCACAAGCGTGCGGTCAACAAGATCGCCAAGAGCATGTGCAAGGAGGCATTTGGCGAAGAGGACCAGGCCGATGAAAAGACGCTTGAAATCCTGAAGGAGTTCCTGTCACCGCACGTTGACGCACAACTTCTGACCGCACTTACCGCAAAGATTGGCGCACGCATCACGTCGGAGCGCACCAAACAGCTGGGCGAGGCCCATCAACATCTGAAAGCTGCAACCGCCGTGTTGGAGAGTCTGTCAAAAGCTCTCGGAGACGGCAGCGGGGAGATAGAGCCGGCAGTGGTCGCGGCTCCCGCAACGCAAAGGTCGGTAACCGCAAGAGTCGCCCCTGTGAAGAACGATGAGCTTGATGCACATCTCTTCGCGCGCGATCTGTTGCGCGACATTACCACTGTGGCAACCGCAGGTCTCAAGAACATTAACGAGGAGATTCGCGCTAACGGCCGCAGTGCCAAATAATTTATGACAGAACAAGAAAAGAGAGAGCAGCAAGCACAAATCAAAGCGATGCACGTCACTGCTTTTGATGAAGTGATGAAAGAGAAGCTTGTTCCGATAATTGGCGAACAGACCGCTTTCCAGGTCGGAGAGATCGTCAAGAAACTGGACTTGCAGCGCAAGACCGTCGGTCACGACATGACCGGATTGACTTCTAAGGCGAAGAAGGACTTCGTTGAAGTCGTCAAGGCTACCGTGTTCAAGGATTTTGCTATCGACACCAAGGCCAACGAGGCTTTGATCGAGGAGCAGGACAACCGCGGCGGCTACTTGGTATCTCGCGAAATTGCAGACGCTATCATGCGTATCGCAGCTTCGGTCGGTACCATCTTGAGCCAGGCGGCTAAGTGGGACATGACCACCGATGAACTCGGTGTGCCAAACTACACTGGCTCCTTCCTCAAGGGATCGTACCTTGGCGTAGACCAGGCAGGCACTGTTACCGGACTCACGTTCGGCCAGGCTCAGCTCATTGCTAAAAAGTGGCAGCTCGCATTTGTGGTTGGTAACGACCTCCTTGCAGATGCCTCGGTCAACCTCGCAGATTGGCTTCTCGCCCTTGGCGGTGAAGCTCTTGCGAACATGATCGACTACCAAGGTTTCATTGGCGGCGCAAATACCGGAGATCCATTCCTCGGTCTTTTGAACTACCCTTCGACTGCTACGGTAGACGAGACTGGCCAGAAGGTCACTTCATACGTTTTGCCAACCGGCGAAACGACTTTCGCTACCATGAAAGTTATGGACGACAGCTCACAGATGATTGGCTCTCTTGAAGAGTCCATTCTTGATGGTGCTGCGTTCTATATGCATCGCACCGTTTGGGCCAAGCTCCGTGTTCAGAAGGATACGGCTGGCAACTACATCTTGCCGTACGCTGGTTGGGCTAAACCAGACCCTGCAATGCAAAACATCGCAGGCGGCGGACCTATCAAGCCAGCAGGCGAAATCCTCGGCTATCCTGTGTACACCAACCGTTGGCTCCCAGCAGTTGGCGCTTCATCGGTAAACGGCTTCTCCGACGGTGCAAGCAACCCTTTCACCATCTTCGGCAACATGAAGGCATTCGCATTTGGCGACAAAGGCGAGATGCGCGTTGCACAGTTCGAATCCGGCAGCTTCGGCGGAAAGGAAATTGCGTTGGCAGACCAGCGCGGACTTGTTTACAAGCACCGCCACGCTCTGACACTCGCACTTCCCCGCGCAATGGTTGTTGGCAAAACAGCAGCGTCCTAGCCGATAATGGAATAGCACCTCACGCGCTATTTCTCAGAACTTTATCCGGTAACATCTACATGTTATGAGCGACGAACTAAAAGCATTGCAGGAAACTGCATTGCAGGCTCGGGCGAAAGCCGACGAGCTGAAAGCAGCACTCAACGACCAGTCTTCAGACGAGGATTGGAAGGCAGCGGAACAAGCGGAAACTGACGCTACAACCGCTGAGAGCGCGTTTGCTGACGCCCAGGCGAAAGCCGACGCTGATGCAGCCGGCGCTCAACCTGATGATGCTGCGAAGGTAGACGAAGTCTCGGACGCAAGCCGCACTGGCTACGCTGAAAAGGGACTTCGTGCAGGCGACAAGTGCATTTGCCCTGATGGGCGAACGGGCACCGTCCACTCCTTCGATGCAGGCATGATCTGCATACCCAATCAGGACCAGGGCTAATACCAGGCCACGCGGTTTGCCCCCGCACTCGCCGTAGTCGACGGCGGTTGGCAAAACAATCACCAATCTTATGCGTTTTAACCCCTATGATGACGTGCTTGTCGCACCGTCAACTGTCAGCTCAGTAGCGATTAACTCGCTCGCTGGTTCTTCAGCAGTAAACGGCGATTCCCTCGACACGGCGGTAACGTTTGATGCCGATTCGATCATGGTGCATGTCCGCACCGAGATCGCATCTGGCTCGCCTTCAGCGGCGACTGTGGCTTGGGCACTCCAGGAGTCAGCCGACGGCTCGACCAACTGGACTGCGGCCAATGACAACACTGGCACCGCTATCGGCGCTGTCTTGACTACCAAGACGGTAGCTCAGGACAGCTACGCTCGCGTTGAAGGCATCATGGTCAACCGCAAGCGCTATCTGCGCATTGTGTTGACCCCGACCTACACCAGCGGCACCAGCCCTGCGACGTTGGCTTTCGCCGAGTACATCGGTGCTCCAGGCAACAGCCAGGTCAACCAAGGTCGCGGCACTTCAAATACCTAGTATTTGAACCCTCGCTTTGCTCCCGACCAACGATCGGGCGCAGCGACGAGGAACAACCTCAATCTTATGGAGCAAATCACCCCTTACGCCCTAACAACATTGCAGCGGGTGAAAGACCTGCTTTTTGACCCGTCTCTTTTCATCAACGTCAGCGGCACCACCACGAACGGCAGCAATTCAATTACGAGCGCTGTTGTGCAGACTGGAAAGACGATCCGCGTTGGTCAAGGCATCGCTGGCGCCGGTATCCCAACTGGCGCATACGTCACCGCTGTTGTGACTGGAACTCTAACCATTTCGGCAAATGCGACCACCGGGGCATCGGGTGTAGCGCTGGTGATTACTGACCAAAGTGTTGCTTACGATGCCGTGCTGACCCGCATGATCAATTGGGCTACCAGCTTCATCAACAACGAGTGCGGGGTCACCTCTTTCGTCCAACAGACCTACGCTAACGACACCTACTCAATCGACAGCGCTCGCCAGGACACCCTCTTGCTTCGCAACACTCCCGTCTTTTCGCTTTCAAGCTTCCAGTGGCGTGCTGGAACACCGACCAACCCGAGTTGGACTGACTTTATCCCCGACCAGTACGAACTAATCAATCCACGCACGGACCCGATATCCGGCCTTGTTTGGTATCCAAGCGGCATGATCCGCATCTATGGCGTGCTGCCGACCATCAACAGCAACATGATCCGGGTCACCTATGTTGCCGGCTACCCCGTGGACTGGGCCAACGCCGAGGACCGCAGCACCCACCTATTGCCGGGGGATCTCACCAGCGTTTGTGAAAATCTGGTTGTCCGCCGGTTCAAGCGCCGCCAGCTCGCCGGCCAGAACAGCCAGTCTCTTGAAGGCGCATCAACCCAGGGCTGGAGGGACAAGCTCGACGCCGAGGATTTGTCGGTACTCGGCCAGTATAAGGACCTGCACTTCTAGATATGCAATTCGAGATTAAACTAACCGGCATCACCCAGCTCTCAGCGGCCTTTCAACAGGCCCCTGCCATTTCAGCCCCCCTCTTGCAGCGTGCCCTCTCCGCTTCTTCCGCGATCCTGGCGAAATACACCACCAAAGCCACCGTGCCGTGGCGCACAGGCTTCCTCACGCAATCTTTCAAGGCCCAGCTTGAGGGATTGAGCCTCACCTGGTTCCCGACCGCGGACTACGCCAAATACGTCGAATTCGGCACACGCCCGCACGCCATCACTGCCGTCAACGGCCAGGCACTCGTCTGGTATGGCATGGACCACCCTGTGCGGAATGTCTGGCACCCAGGCACCAGGCCAGATGACTTCATGGGCCGTATCATGGAGTCCGCTACGCCCGAAATCGAGGACACGTTCGGGCAGGCATTAAACGCTATCGTCGCGGCCATCGCGAAAAAGACGGTATGAATGGCTCAATTGCTCAAAACATAAAAACCCAGATTGTCCTCAACATCAACGCGCTGAAAGAGGCTGGCATCATCAACTCGGTTTACGAGACCGATTTGGGCAAGAACCCGATCGAGATGGAGCCGGACGCCGGCTATCCCTTCGCCATCGTCGGTATGCCAGTCATCACATCGGATTACGAGGACCAGGCTTTCAACCGCCGCACGTACAAATTCGACGTGCTCGTTGTCGTCTCCTATCAATACCTGACCGACCAGAACCAGGGTGTCGAAGGAATTATCGACGCATTCCTCAATCAGTTCGACAACAACTTCACGCTAGCCGGCGTTGCGCAAGCGACCGTGTTGCCAATCGAGGTGACATCATCGCCGATATCCACAGCTACCAAAGAGTTGGTCTGCTTTGTTGCTAATATAAAGGCGCAAGCACTCTACGAGTGGCAAAATACCAACCCATGATGAACAACGCGAAAAACACCATGATGACCTCGGCCCCAAAAGAGAAGGCCGGATTTCACTTTCCTGGTGATGGTGTCTTCCACAACGCATTCATCTGGGCAGAGAACTTGGAAGAGGCGACCAAGGAATATCTTCGCACCCGCACGCTTATCAACCCCGTCGCACCAGCAGCCAATGACGACCTGGAGGACACCACAACCCAATAATCAACTTTATATATGGCAAAAATAATCGGTAGGCAGTTTCAGGTAGGCATCGGCAAAGAGACCACACGCGGCGCAGTCGCATCACCCTCGTTCTGGGCGCCATTCAATGACCTCACGCTCGACGAGAAGCAGGACAAGGTTTTTGATACCCAGGCATACGGTATCATCGAAGACAGCGTATCCTCTCTCACGACGAAGAAATACGTTGAGGGCTCGCTTGGTGCAAACCTCTACGACTCGACCTTTGGTCTAGTCCTATACGCTCTTCTCGGCACCCTCTCCTCGCACGCGGCTCACTCTGGCGAAACCGTCGTTTACGACAACATTTTCAATGTCGCAGAGAGCACGCAACATCAGAGCTTGACGATCGCGGTACACGACATCGCGACCGGCCAGGACTACGCGCATGCGAATGCCGTCATTTCAAAGCTGGAGATAAAATACGCGCTCAAACAGTTCGTGCAATACACCGCGACCGTGATGGGCCTCACTGGCGCTTCACAGAGCAGCTATACCCCTTCGAACACCTCTGAAAATCGCTTCGTTCCGCAATATCTCACTTTGAAGCTCGCTCCAACGGTAGCCGGCGTTGAAGGAACGCTTACCGCGACTGGTACTTGCTCCACCACGATCCACATCACTGCGCTTTCGATATCGACTGCTCTTCTTCAGGTCGG